GATTTAAGCTATAATTATCATTAGTATGACTAATAAATGTCTGTTATGACAGAAAAAGTAAAAGATCCAGTACAAGAAACAGAAGTAATAGAAGACGAGAAACCTGATTATCAGGAAAAAATTACTTTCTTAATTTCTACTGTTGCTCAAGGATTTATTCTGGCATGGTGTTTGGTCGTCTTGTCTCTTGGATATATAAAGCTACCTAACAAACTTTTTGGGATTGATATACCAGACCAGCCTCGTGTGGATTCTACCTTTGCTGCTGGACTCTTAGGAAATATTTTAGCGGGAATGGGCGTATCAGTTAATGCCGCACAAGGATCTAAGAAGAAAAAGAAAGAAACAGAAAATGGTGCTATTGGTAACTCCAATGGAAGCGTAAGCACTATCATAATAAAACAGCCTCTTGAGATCGTCACAACAAAACCTGACGTAATCAAAGTTGACCCTAAAAAGAATTAAAGCCATGAAAAAGTTTCTTTTACTTGCAGCCCTCTGTGTTCCATCTGCGGGGTTTTGTAATATTAAGCACTCAATCACTTCAAGCGTAAAACTGGAAAGTTTATCAGCAGCAACATCAGCCGACAAAATTGGGTCAAGTTATAGCATCAGTGGAAACAATGTAACGACAGTAGATTCAAACTCAGCCTCAACTATTGGCGGTTTCGGAACTACAAGCTCAGGGATTCCCAGTATTTCGTTTCCATCTAGCTCTCAGGCCACAAGTGGTGAGGCCTTTTCGTATAGTACTAGCTATTTAGAAGGCGATTCTACTTCTGGGTCAGCCCCAACTGTGGGAACAGTAGGCAATTTTAGTGACCTTACTTCCACAAGTTCTGGCTCAGTAGGCACAGCAGCCGTCACCTTAGATAATCACACAATGGCTTTGACTGGTGGAACAGGAACAGGGGTAGTTCTTACTGGTCAATTCGTCACAGATTTAACTGTTGATTAATGTGGAAATATCTGCCGCTAGTATTTTTTATTAGTCCAGCTTGTGCGATCCCAGTAGTACCAAATTTTACCAGTGCTACTTCTAGTTCACGCAGCGTCACCACAAATAATTTGACAGAAAATATCCGAGAAGTTCGCTACAATTCAGGCTATACCTACTCAGTGACAGGATCTGGAATCTCATGTGGAAGTTGTGATTCTATCTCCATGCCAAATGCCACAGTCACAGAAACTGTTAATGGAACTACTTACGAATGGACAGGCTTAGACCTAAATCAAAAACCAAATTGGCAGCAAACCAGTCAGGGCAACGCTTTTCAGTTCTCAGAGTTTTACAAAGGGCCATCCCTAGAATCAGTTATAGACATAACAAGAACAATTCAATCAGAGATCGTTACAGACACTACTATTATTTTTTCCAATTAATAAGCCTTTTTTCTTGTTTACCTAGTTACGCAAATACTTCAGCAGTTGCAAATCCTCAAAGCAATACCAGTTCTTCAGTTTCTAATTTTGCAACGCAAGTCTTAACAGGGCCAATGACAGAGAACCAATATGGCAACGGAATTGTTTGTTCTGGAGCAACATTATCTATAAGTCCCTTTGCTACCACCAGTGTCGCAGTAAAGCGGCCTCAAGACTATATTTACCACACTCCTGTATATAACGAAGCAACAGACTCAAATGGGAATTATACAAATGCTGGTGAAATATTATTTTACAGAGAAAATTACAGTGGAAACAAAGATTCTACATCTTTTAATTTTGGTATAGCTGCCACAATATCTGTCCCATTAGATAGAAAGTTACAAAATGCTTGCCTTAAGAGTGCGACAACTCAGGAAAAGATACAAAGGCAAATACTATCTAAAGAACGTCTTAACTATGAATTGGCCAGATTAAAAAATTGCGGAACGTTATACAGAGATGGGATCCGCTTTGCAAAATCGTCAAAGTACTATTCTCTCTGTGAAGATATTATTGTTGTAGAAAAAATGGGTCAAGTTATACCTCATACTCACAAATTAAAGCAGTAGGCAAGTACAGGAACTTACCTACCTAGACACCCTATTTGTCGCCATAATAAATAAGGTTTTTTAATTATATATTATTTTTTTTCGTTTTTGCCAGATTTAGAAATCTTTTTTATGGCAGTCTTGATGAGGTTTTTGAGCAAATTGGCTATCAAAGGACTTGTAGCCGCAGTAATAGCAATAAGGCTAGTGCTGACAAGCAAAGGAGCAGATGGTATCCAACGATCAACAAATCGACTTTCCTCGAATAATGTAATACAGGTTTTGCCATTTTCAGAAATTTTGTGGCCAATAACCTTTTCTAACCTATCCTCTGAAGCATACATACCTATTCTTAAATCTTTGTCATCTGGACATTTTATAAAAAACTCTTTATCTTTCTTAACTGGTAATTTATATTCTGGTGCTTGTGGTATTTCTGTTTGCTTTTGTTCTGGTTGTTTTACAGGATCTGTTGGAATAAATTTATCTGGGTTGTAGTCTAAAGGCTCAAAAGATGGAATATTTACTAACGGATAATCAATCTTAGGCTTATCAATAATATCTAAAGTTGTTGGATATTGTTCCCATGTTCTTGTTCTGGGAATAAAAATTTGTTTTATTTGTATCTGTGGTATATCAATTCGTGGGATTTCCAAAAGGATTCACCTTATTTGCTTCTGGTAGCTGTATTGATGGCCCTGTGAGGTCAGGCATAACACTTCCCATAACATCTGGAAGCTTATCTTCTAAACTTCCCATAATTTTGTTTTTTATAGTTCTTTCAAATTCTGGAGAAGTAACATACTTAAAAGTTACAAAACCTGATCCCAAGATTCCTAGCGTGAGAATCGTGGTTAAGATTGAAAGATAATTACAGATTTTTTGGAACATTGGATTTAATTAAAGAAGCATTAATAAAGGCTTTAACACCTATTTCCTTGATGGTGCTTTTCCTGATTGTTGGCCTAGCTCCACTGTACCTGATGGCTGGGATTCTGACTCGATCTTTTGCAACAAGTTCACCTGAGCCTGTATCCCGCCCTCAATCATTAAAATAGTTCTATTTGCATCAGCTAAAACTTTTTCAGCTTGATCTTTAGTTTTTACCTGTTTTGCTAGTTCTTCTTTCCATTCAAGGATTTGTTTTTCAATAATTGCTTTCATAATTAAACAATAGTAAGAGTTTCATTAGCACCCACTGTGACAACAGCACCACTATCTATAGTGATAGGCCCTGCTGCCATTGCGTTTTTGCCATTAGTAATAGTATAACTTGTCGTTACATTTTGACCATTCTCATAAAAGATTTCATCAGAACCGCCACCAGTAGCACCAGCCGATATTCCTGTTAATGCAGATCCATCTCCAGCAAAAGATGTTGCTGTAAGTACACCAGAGGAAGAATTAAACGCTAAATTAGATCCACTCTTAGGAGCTAAGTTACCAGTTGCAGCGGTAGCAAATAAAGGGAAACAAGTTGTATCAGAGGATTCGTCAGCTACAGTAATAGTCGTTGCGATAGCAGCGGTTCCAGAAGTATTTTGATTCCCAGATGTATTAACACCAGCTAGATTTATATTTGCTGTTCCATCAAAAGATACTCCACCAATAGTCCGAGCAGTTTCTAAAGCCGTTGCGGTTGCTGCATTTCCTGTCGTGTCCTGATTAAGTGTCCCTACAACAAAATCTAAAGTTCCGTCTGAATCTTGATATGTAACAGTAATTCCTGTCTCAGTATTACCAGTAACCATTCCCCCTACAAAATCTTCAACTTGCTCTTGAGTTAAAGTTGCAGTTATATAACCAGCCCCATTTGTTATTGCATTATTATTCAAAGAAATATTTGCCGATCCATCAAATGCAACTCCAGCTATAGTTTTTGTTGCTGCAAGTTTTGTTGCTGTTGCTGCGTTACCAGTACAAGACCCTGAGGAACCAGAAGCATTTCCAGTTACATTACCTGTCAATGCACCAGCAAAACCTGTAGCTGTTAAAACTCCTGATGAAGAATTAAAAGTTAGATTTGTTCCTGACTTTGGAGCAAGATTACCTGTGGCAGAAGTCGCAAATAATAGATTACATGAAGTGTCTGAAGATTCATCCGCAACTGTAACTGTAGTCGCTATCGCTGCTGTTCCTGTAGTGTCTTGGTTTAGTGTTGCTACCCTTGCGGCTGCAAGCGTTCCAGAACCAATGTTTGAAGCATTTGTAGTATCAGTTGTTGCTGATGTTGCAAGTCCAAGCATTGTTCTTACTGCACTTGGAGCAATCTCTTCTATAATTCCAGCACCACTAGAATCTCTTCCTAAAAGCCTGTCTGTTGCCGATACATTTTGTATTTTTGCATAAGTAACAGCATCATTATCAATAGTAAAAGTCGCACCAGAACTAGATACTGTAATATCTCCTTTGTCTCCATCACTTATGCCACCTGATATTTCAGCTACAGAATCATCATCTTTTTTTGTGAATAATTTACCTGTATCTGTTCTTACCGCTATTTCACCTGTAACAAGATCACTAGCACTAGGATCGCTGCCACTTGCTCTTTTAAGTCGAATTGTGTTTGCCATCTGAAAATCTCCTTAAGTTTTAATTTTCAGTATCAATATGTACCGCCATCAATATTGAAAGCTGAAGCACTTTCATCTTCCAGAAAGGTCACAAGAGAACTGAGTGCAACTTGTTTCATTGTACCCGCATCATTGCATACAAAGCGATCTGCGGCTGCCAAAGTGGTTGCTGTGGCAGATGTGCCTCCATCCATCAAATTAAGTTCTGCGGTAGTTGAAGTGATGCCGTCCAAGACGTTCAGTTCAGTAACAGTTGAAGTCAAACTTGTTATTTTTGTTGCTGGTAAAGTTCCAGTAATAGAACTTGCAGCTAAATCCAAAGCTAATTCAGTTGATTCAATAACTAAACCGCCATTCGATTTAAGATCAAGAGATAAAGTATTTGCAGATTTATCTAAACCATCACCCGCTGTAATCTGACCCGCCCCAGAAAATTGAGTAAAGACTAAATTGTTAGTACCTACAACCGCTGATCCTTTGTTTGAAGTACATACAAAAGCATTGTCAGCATTGACAGTACCTTGTTCAACAAAAGCAAATGCTCCAGCCGCATCAACACCCGCAGCTAAGTCATCAGTCCTCGCCCATGTGCTTGCCTTACAAAGATACAGTCCGTTCTCTGAAGCTGTACTCTGATTTTTAACTAATACTCTCTCATCAGCAGAAACCGCAACTCCATCAATAGTCTGAGTTCCAGAAAGTGTAATGTTTGCTGTAGTACCAACTTTTACTGATTGTTTGACATCTAATCCTTGAGAAACACCATCTACATATGACTTCGTTGCAAAATGAGCATCAGCAGTCGGGGTAACTCCTGTTACTGGGTTTGTTGCACTTGCTAACTGGTCAACTCTATTTGCTTGAACACCTGTATCAAAATCTGAGATTTTTGTATGTGCAAGCGAGGGAATATCAGCAGCAACTAAAGCTCGAAATGTAGGAGCAGCCGCTGATCCAGAGGTAGGCCCAGCTAATATTCTATTTGCATCTTTTGTATCTGTTTTATTAAAAAATGCACCAGCACCACCAACAGTAATAATTGAACTTGCAGAAGGTGGAGTAGATCCATTATCACCAAAACCATAATATAATTTAAGATCTGCTTCGTTAAAAGCTAATTCTGAAGGAGAAAGACTTGAAGGCGCACCAGCACTTCCACTGGCTGCTCTCTTCTTAATGCGGATAGTGTTGGACATGATGTTTTAGTTTAAGTTTACTAAATGGTTCTAAAAATTTCCACCATTAACCAGCGTCAAAACTGTATTAGTGGCAGTAGCTTCAAATCTTTCATTGGAGCTATTATAAACAGGAATTGACCCATTTACTTTACTATCTCCATTGAATACAAAGCCAGCAGCGGCTGGGCCTTGTGGCCCTTGAGTTGTAATTTCAACTGTAGTGACATCAGATACCTGACTAACTACAACTTGATTCGGATCGCTCATGTGGTATAGCCCTCGCTTATATAT